GTTGGGCGCGGCCTTGGGCGCTACTGCCGGTACTACGCTGGACTTGTTTGTTGATAACACCGCTGGCGCAAACACCGTGACTATCGCTGTTGCAACTAATGGCATCTTGTCTGCCGCCGCAGCCGCCGGTTCTGGTGCTGGTGCTGGCCTGTTGACCGTGCCATCTGGCGTAACTGGCATTGGTTGCTTCCGCATCATGTTCTCTAGCGCCACTGCATACGTGTTCTCTCGTATCGCTTAATCAACCCAAGGGGCTACGGCCCCTGTTTTAAAGGAGATTGATTATGACGATGCAAACAGACGTAAAAGCAGGACACCTTAACAACTCGGGTTTTGTTGTTTTGGGGCGAAACAGGATCAAAGCTGTTTCCACGGTTGGCACAGCTACGGCTGGAACACTGGATATCTTTGACACCACCACAGCGCCTGTTTCTGCGACATACGCAAGGACTACGACGCTCATTACGGTTACAAAAGTAGCTCATGGTTTGGTTACCGGGGACGTAGTGGGGATTGCGTTTGCAACGGCAAGCGGGTCATCAGGCACAAACGGCAACTATTCCATCACGCGCACAGGCGCGGACACCTTCACAGTCACGGACATCAACTCTGGAACTATCGCAGGGGGCACGGCGGCAACATATTCATCGCTGTGGGTTGTCAGTTACGATATTGGAGCAGGGGACTTGTTTGGTAATTTTGCACTGATTCCCGGCGAAGGAATACTGGTTAAAAACGGTATTTACTTTAGCATGTCCAACATAACTTCTGCTAACGTGTACTATGGCTAAGTCACCTGCATGGCAACGCAAGGAAGGCAAATCCGAGAAGGGCGGCTTGAACGCCAAGGGGCGGGCTTCCTACAACGCAGCCAATCCGGGCAAGCCGGGGTTAAAAGCTCCGCAGCCCAAGGGCGGCAGCAGGCGCGACTCTTTCTGTGCAAGGATGACTGGGATGAAGAAAAAGCTCACATCCGAGAAGACAGCCAACGACCCAAACAGTCGGATTAACAAGAGCCTTCGGGCTTGGAATTGCGCCGAGGGTGGGTATGTGAACTCAGCAGATGGCATCGCCACCAAAGGCAAAACTAAGGGTAGGTTTGTCTGATGGAGATGGCTATCTGGAACGCTATTTTGACGGCCTTTCTGGGGCTAATTGGTTGGAATCTGAAAGAGAAGTCCGATGAGATCAAACGCCTTCAGATTTTGATTAACAAGACCCGAGAAGAAATGCCCAAAGAGTACGTGACCAAGATAGACTTGCACACAGATATCAATCGAATCATGGACAGGTTGGACAGGCTAGAAACCAAGATCGACATGTTCATGAAGGAGCAACGAAGTGCCCTCAGTTAGCAAGAAACAACATAACTTCATGGCGGCGGTGGCCAACAATCCAGCGTTTGCCAAGAAGGTTGGGGTCCCTAAAAGCGTGGGGCAAGATTTTGCCGCTGCTGACAAAGGCAAGAAGTTTGGCGCGGGTACCCGTGCTGATTTGCAAGGTGTGAACAAGCCCAAAACCAATCAGGGCAAAACTGAACTTTTTAACAAAGGTGGCGAAATGAAAGAATCTAAAGCAATGGTCGGTAAAGAGATGGCCTTCATGAAAAAGAAGGGCGCTCCTGCTTCCATGATGAAACATGAGAAGGCCGAGATGATGGGCATGAAAAAAGGTGGCATGAAGAAGATGGCCTCTGGTGGCATCGCCGCTTCAAAAATGGGTTCTGTTAGAACCGCCGCTCCCAGTGTGGACGGACTTGCTGCCAAGGGTAAGACCAAAGGCACTCAAGTCAAAATGGCTGGCAGCAAACCTCTGGGTATGAAAAAGGGCGGCAAAGCCTAAAAGGAGCCTGACATGGCACGAGGACGAGATTTAGCTGGGCTTGCAGCCCTCGCTGGGTTGGCCTACATGGCCAACAAAAAAGGCAAAGAAACCACCGGGGTTGACCCCGATGCGGCTATGGGCGCTGGCGCAGTTTCCCCCGAGGACGCCCGTGGCAACGCCGAGATGGCGCGTATGGCAGCTTTAGACAACCCTGACTTCGAGCCCGGTATGTACACGAAGGAGCCCGGTGGGGATTCCGCGCCTGCACCCGCTCGTGCCGCTCCTACTCGTTCTGTTGCTGCGGCCCCTGCCCGCCCCAACATTGTGAGTCGGGAAGAAGGAATGAAGAACTACGTTCCTCGCCGCAAACCGCCTGCCAGTACAGTGTCCTCTTCAGAAGAAGGAATGAAGAACTACGTTCCTCGTCGTACCCCGCAAGCCCAAGCTCCCGCCCGAGCCGCCGCTCGCCCTTCTGCCGCTGAACAAAAGTATTCTGCTGATCCGGATGCAACCATTGGTAAATTTGTTCCCGGCATAGGGTATGTAGATGTCAACGGGAATATCATGTCTCGCAATAGGCAGTACAAAAAAGGCGGCGCAGTCAAGACCAAAAAGATGGCCAGTGGTGGCATGTCTTCGGCTTCTAAACGTGCTGACGGTATTGCCACTCGCGGCAAGACCAAGTACAAAATCTATTGAGGTGAATCATGGGGCGCTTTACAAGACATGGCATGGACAACCAACCGCTTGAGGGCGGTGGCGGGGGTGGGAGTGGTATTGCCAGCAAAATTGGAAATGCTATTGGTGCCGCTGGTGCTGCCGGGGTAGCAGCCACTCCTATTGGTGTTGCCTATAAGGCCAACGAGTTGGCAAAAGAACGTGAAGCCGCTGCTGGAAAGAAGCGGGAGGCTGCCGCTGAGATGAAGCGCGAAACCCGAGGGGTAGAGAAGTCTGGTACTGACAGAGCGCGGGAAGCCGCCAAAGTTATTTCAGACGATGAGAAGTACACCAAGGAAACCCCGGATCAAAAGTACGCCAAGGGTGGTACTGCTTCCTCTCGTGCTGATGGCTGTGCTCAGCGGGGTAAGACCCGTGGGACGATCATCAAATGATGGCAAGCCGTGGGATGGGGGCAATCAACCCCAGGAAGATGCCGACCAAGAAGGTCATCCATCGCACGGATAATCCTGACGATGTGGACATGTACAAAGAGGGCGGCGGCGTGAATGCTGCTGGCAACTACACCAAACCGGGTATGCGTAAGTCGCTGTTCAATTCCATCAAGAATTCAGCAACGCAGGGTACGGCGGCAGGTCAGTGGTCAGCCAGAAAAGCGCAGTTGCTGGCCAAACGGTACAAGGCAAAAGGCGGGGGGTACAGAGATTGAAAGCGCCGCAGGCTTCCCTTAAAAATTGGACTGACCAAAAATGGAGAACCAAAAGTGGAAAACCGTCTAGCAAAACAGGTGAGCGATACCTTCCAGAAGCTGCGATCAAAAGTCTCAGCCCTGCTGAGTACGCTGCGACAACGCGGGCAAAGCGAGCAGGTAAAAAAGCCGGAAAACAATTCGTAGCGCAACCAAAAAGCATTGCGAAGAAAACAGCAGGGTTTAGATAATGGCAGTCACATCTGGCGCAACAACATTCAACCTTGACCTGACAGAGTTGGTCGAGGAAGCCTACGAGCGTGCTGGTTCGGAGTTGCGCACGGGTTACGACCTGCGTACAGCGCGGCGTAGCCTCAACATCATGTTTGCAGATTGGGCCAGTCGCGGCATCAATATGTGGACGTTCGAGCCGGGCATCATTGACTTGGTTCAAGGGCAAAACACCTACGCACTGCCAGACGACACCATTGATCTGCTGGAGCATGTGATTCGCACGGGTGGGAACGTGGCGGCAACGCAAGCCGACCTGACCATCACCCGTATCAGTGTTTCTACTTACGCTACGATCCCTAACAAGATTCAACAAGCTCGCCCAATTCAAGTGTGGGTGCAGCGGTTTAATGGCCAGAACTCGCCCGTGAGCGCAACTCTGAGCACCACAATTACTTCGTCGTCTACTGAGATTGTGTTAAGCAATGCTACGGGTTTACCCGCATCTGGGTTCATCAAGATCGACAACGAGATCATCAACTACGGATACATAACAGGCAATACCCTGTATAGCTGCTTTCGTGGCCAACAAAATACCACTGCGGCGGCTCACACTGCTGGGGCGATTGTGTACTGGGCGCAAGTCCCGGCAGTCACAGTTTGGCCGACTCCCGACAATGCCCAGACGTATCAGTTTGTGTACTGGAGACTGCGCCGTACCCAAGATGCGGGTGGCGGTGTCAACGTTATGGACGTGCCGTTCAGGTTCATTCCCTGTATGGCGGCGGGCTTGTCCTACTACATTGCTGGCAAGATTCCTTCTGGTTTTGAGCGTATTCCCATGCTGAAGTCTCAGTATGACGAAGCTTGGCAGATAGCGGCTGGCGAAGACCAAGAGAAAGCGTCTGTTCGCTTTGTGCCTCGTCAGCAGTTCATTGGTGGAACTTAATGGGGAATAGGTTTGCTTCTGGCAAAAATGCGATCTCCCAGTGTGATCGCTGTGACCAGCGTTTTAAGCTTTCAATCTTGAAGCGTGAAGTCATCAAGGGTCGTAACTACGACCTCTTGGTTTGCCCGGAGTGTTGGGACCCAGATCAGCCACAATTGCACTTGGGCGAGTTTCCAGTAGACGACCCACAGGGTTTGCGTAATCCCCGTCCTGATCGGAGCTATGTGCTGTCAGGGACAAGCGGGTTGCAGATCAATGTGAACGGTGGGACTGGGCCTACGGGCACGGGAACTGTGGAAGCGGGTAGCCGAATCTTTCAGTGGGGGTGGAGCCCTGTGGGGGGATCATCATTTTTTGACGCGGCCCTCACACCAAATAACTTGGTTTTGAGCGTGCAATTGGGTACAGTATCGGTATCAACGACATAAGGAGTCGAAATGGACACGAAGACAGTGAAGAAAATTGCCGACAAGGAAGTCATGGCGCATGAAAAACGCCTGCACCCCAGTGCAAAAAAGATGGCTGCTGGTGGCAAGACCAACTCCCAGATGCTTAAGTATGGGCGTAATATGGCCAAAGTAATGAACCAGCGTAGCCCTGGTCGTGGAGGCTGATATGGCAACATACAAGGTACCCAAAAAAGTGGCCACTGTGGTTGTTGGCGAAGAGCCAGCAAAAGAGACGATGCGTAAAGCAAACGTGTCTGTGGCCAACACGCGCAGCCAAGACTATCCCCCCACCAAGACCAGCGGCATCAAAATCCGTGGTACTGGCGCGGCTACTAAAGGCTTGATGGCCAGAGGCCCAATGGCATGAACTACACCGAGTTGTACAACACAATTCAGTCGTACACCGAGAATCAGTTTCCGGATGTATACCTTGCGAGTGGGAGTACTGTGTCTGCCACGACACAGATCAATACTTTCATCACGCAGGCTGAACAACGTATATACAACTCGGTTCAGTTCCCCTCGCTGCGAAAAAACGTAACGGGGGTAACGTCTACGGGCAACAAGTACTTGTCGTGCCCCGGCGACTTTCTTTCCACATTTTCATTGGCGGTTGAGACTGTTGATGGGCAAGAGTTCTTGCTCAACAAAGATGTGAACTTCATCCGTCAGGCGTATCCCAAAGCCACCGATACAGCAACGCCCAAGTACTACGCGCTGTTTGGCCCAACGACCTCAAACGATGCGTCTCCTGTAATTACCAACGAGTTGTCGTTCATTCTTGGCCCCACGCCAGATGCGGTGTACTCCGTTGAGTTGCATTACTACTATTACCCCACTTCCATCACCACGGCGGCTTCTGGCCAAACATGGCTTGGTGACAACTTTGACAGCGTGTTGCTGTACGGTTCTTTGGTTGAGGCGTACACCTTCATGAAGGGTGAAGTGGACATCATCACTGGCTACAACCAAAAGTACATGGAAGCTCTTGCATTGGCCAAACGTTTGGGCGATGGGCTTGAGCGCAGTGATGCGTACCGCAGTGGGCAGTACCGCACACCCGCACTGCCACAGAATACTGGGGTTGTGTAATGGCGTTTACGGGCAACTACAGTTGCAACACTCTTCGGTCAGGCTTGATAAACGGGTCGTTCAACTTCTCGTCAAACACCTTTTATCTGGCGTTGTACACCAACGCAGCCACGCTTGATGAGACCACCACTGCATACACCACGACTGGAGAAGCCTCGGGTGGCAACTATGTTGCTGGTGGGCAAATTGTCACAGCCACTGTAGGTACGGAAACCACTTCCGCTGGGAGCATCGTGTTCATCAACTTCTCGTCCCCTGCTTGGACGGGCGCGATTACTGCCAGAGGTGCGTTGATTTACAAGGCCGGAGATAATGGCGCTGTGTGCGTCTTAGACTTTGGCAGTAACAAAACATCCACCAACACTTTTCCCGTGACGATGCCTGCAAACACAAGCACATCGGCGCTCATTCGGTTTGTTTAAGGAGTATCCTATGTTCAACGAAAAAGCTCAATCTACTGACACCGTAACTGCGGGTCTAGTTGCTGGTACAGCCCTGAAAAATGGCGCTCATGGCGGGGGCGTGTTTCACGTTCAATGTCTAGATAAAGATGGCAACTTAAAGTGGGAAGACGAGATGCACAATCTCGTGGTCAATGTGGGGCTGCAAAACATGAATACTCAGTACTTCACAGGTACTACGTATACGGCTTCGTTTTTCCTTGGATTGGTGACTGGCCCCGGTTCTGGCACGACATATTCCGCCTCTGATACTTTGGGTTCCAAAGCATGGACTGAATTCACCGACTACGCTGGCTCACGAAAGGCTGTAACTTTTGGTACGGCCACAACTGCTGATCCGTCCGTCATCAGCAACTCTGCTTCGCCTTCTTCGTTCACTATTTCTGGTGCCGGGGGTGTTGTTGCCGGGGCGTTCCTGTGTACTGTGAGCAGTGGCACTTCGGGGGTTTTGTTCTCTGAAGCCGACTTCCAGTCTCCTGGCGACCGTACCGTGGTGAGCGGTGACACGTTGAATGTGACCTACACGTTCAGCCTTGACGCTGCGTAATCCTTTGTGTTCGGTACATCCGCATTTGCCGCCGCGCCCTTTGCTGCTTTAGCAGGGGCAGGCGCGAGCTATGACAGCACGGTTGATGAAGCTGTAACGGCGTCAGATACAGCGGTCAATGCGGTGGCGTTGTTTGCGCCCCTGATTTTGGAAGAGATTGCGGTTGGTGAGAATATTGTTGTCGCTGAATCGAACTTCAGCGCGGCCATAGCAGAGATCGCCACTGCACTGGACACGCCTTCAGCTTTGATGGTGTTCCCGGCGTACTTTGAAGACGCGGCAACTGCTTCGGACACGTTCGCCGCTGCGGCGATTTTTGGAGGGTTGTGTGCAGACACTGCCAGCGTGTCTGATCTGTATTCAGCCCAAGCAGATTTTAACGGGGCATATGCGGATACTGGAACAGTGTCCGACTCGTTTGTTGGCGGGCAGATATAT